TGTTGGAGATCGCGGCCTCCCGATGGGACAATCCCATACGTTGCTCTCTCGCCAAACCTTCTGTTACAGTTCCTGCATGGCACTAAAGATGACGGAAGAGGAGTGGTCGCAGTTTGCTGCCACGGCTTTGGTATGCCGCTCCTGCTTCTGGTCTGCCGAAGTAACCCGTCCGCAAAACAAGATTTGGTGCGCTCACCGTGTTGTTCACGGTTGGGTGACGGATAAGCCTCGATGCGACGGTCTGGCCTTTAAGTACGAGGATAAAAATGGAGACGTTTAAGTCGATCCCTTTTAAGCCTCGGGAACTCAAAGCCTCTCAGGAGGTTTTGGATAAGATTTACGAGGCTGCCAAACTCGGGCTAAAGGGTGATGCCCTAGCCTTTGCTGCGGACATGCTGCCGACCGAGTATCGTAGGCTCTGCCAGATGGATGGGGCGGCTGCTATCGCGGAGGCTAAAGGTCGTGCTGACAGTGAATTTGAGGCGGCCAACCAGTTGCGCGTGGCGGCTCTTGGTGGCGATAGCAAGGCAGCACTTGCTTTGTTGCAGCACGTGCATGGGTGGGTCGCTAAGACCCAGGTGCAGGTCGATGTTAAATCGCAGATCAGTATCATCGCGGCGCTGCAAGAGGCGGAATCCCGCGTTATTCAGGGTCGAGTGGTGCAGGGCGATGAACCTTCATTAATCGACAACCGAGGCCTGCAAAGCCTTGGTTTGTCGGATACACCGCCTGCACTAGATGCTACAATTGACGAAGCCCCGAACCGTTCCAGCGGATCGAGGCTTCTGACCAACCAACCTGTAAGAGAGGCTGATTATGGCTACGAAGATTCTAACGCAAGACCGCCTGAAAGAGTTGCTGCACTATGATCCGGCAACTGGCGTTTTTACATGGCTCAAGCCGTGCAGCAGGTTTAGCCAAGTGACCCCCGGCGACCCCGCAGGCTGCGTACACGCACGCGGCTATATCCACATCAAGGTAGACGGTGTTGCTTATAAGGCACACCGGCTGGCGTGGCTGTATACGCATGGTCGCTGGCCGGAACCGGCTATAGACCATATCAACCGCATCAAGACAGATAACCGCATTGCCAACCTGCGCGAAGTTGACCAACTCGGCAACATGCAGAACAAAGGGCAATACCGAAATAACACCAGCGGGTACATCGGCGTCTCCAAGCACTCGTCTGGTAAGTGGGCGGCGCAGATTCAGGTTAATCGCAAGAACCGCCATTTAGGACTTTTTGCTACGCCTGAGTTAGCCTCTGAGGCTTATCAAGCAGCCAAAAGGCAGATGGCCGCCTAATGCAAACGACGATCTACACGGCTGACGAAGAGATGGCGCTGATGTCGCGCCTATGGTCTAAAGAGATTGCCAACAATCCTGAAGCCTTTGTTCGATTTGTCTTTCCTTGGGGCAAGAAAGGTACGCCGCTTGAGCATCATGCTGGCCCTCGACGCTGGCAGCGGGACGTGCTGCGTCAGGTTAAAGAGCATATTGATGTTAATAACGGCCAAGTAGACTTTAAAGTCTTACGAATGGCCGTGGCGTCAGGTCGCGGTATCGGCAAATCCGCCTTGGTTAGTTGGCTTGTTATCTGGATGTTGTCTACCCGCATCGGCGGTAGCGTCATCGTTTCGGCTAACTCTGAGGCGCAGTTGCGCTCGATTACGTGGTCGGAAATTACCAAGTGGCTGGCGATGTCCATGAACAGCCATTGGTTTGAGATTTCCGCCACCCGCGTAACGCCTGCCAAGTGGCTGTCAGAACTTGTGGAGCGTGACCTGCGAAAAGGTACGCGCTACTGGTCTATTGAAGGCCGCTTGTGGTCAGAAGAGAACCCAGACGCCTACGCGGGTCTGCACAACTCTGATGGCGTCATGCTGATATTTGATGAAAGTTCTGGTATCCCAGACAAGATTTGGGACGTTGCCCAAGGCTTCTTTACTGAAAACACGCCAAACCGTTTCTGGTTTGCGTTTAGCAACCCACGCCGAAACGAGGGCTATTTCTATGAGTGCTTCAACGCGAAAAGGAATTTCTGGACGACGCAAAGCATCGACGCCCGCCAAGTCGAAGACACCGACAAAGCGGTCTACGAGCAAATCATCGAAGAGTACGGCGCGGACTCCCCGCAAGCCCGAATCGAAGTGTATGGACAGTTCCCCGCCGATGGAGACGACCAGTTCATCTCTCCAAACTTGGTGGACGAAGCAGCGAATCGCCCTAAGTGGCAGGATGAAACGGCTCCGATTGTATTGGGCGTTGATCCGGCACGAAGTGGTAATGACTCTACGGTCATTGTGGCACGACAAGGACGCGATATTGTCGCGATTAAAAGATATAAAGGCGAAGATACGATGGAGATCGTCGGGCGGGTAATCGACGCTATCGAAGAGTTCCGACCTGCGCTTGTCGTCCTTGACGAAGGTGGCCTCGGCTACGGCATCTTGGATCGTTTGAAAGAGCAGCGGTACAAGGTGCGCGGCGTCAACTTTGGCTGGAAGTCGTCAAAGCCTGCGATGTGGCAGAACAAGCGTGCCGAGATGTGGGGCGACATGCGCCAGTGGCTACGCACCGCTTCGATACCGAACGACCGGATGCTTAAGTCTGACCTCTGTAGCCCGCAGTACAAGACCAACTCCTCCGGTGCCATAGCCCTAGAAGCCAAGAAAGACATGAAGGCTAGAGGCTTGGCGTCCCCTGACGCAGCAGATGCTTTGGCGGTTACTTTCGCGTACCCTGTTGCAAGTCGTGAGTCAAGAGTTAAAATCGAACGTAAGTTTTCAGGACGCGGCGAGATGCTCTCGTCGTGGATGGGTGCCTAGATGGCTAAAAAGTCCGTATCCCTCTCCGTCGGTCGCGGCGAAAAGCAGCCTGTTTCTAAGGGCGCTGGCCTGACCGCCAAGGGTCGAGCCAAGTACAACCGCGCTACGGGGAGCAAACTGAAGGCTCCGGCGCCTAGTCCTAAGACTAAGGCTGACGCAGGACGCAAAAAGTCCTTCTGCGCCCGCATGAAAGGGGTCGTTCGCAACGCCAAGGGGCCTGCTGAACGTGCTAAAGCATCACTCAGACGATGGAAGTGCAACTAATGGCTGCTAAACAAGGCTTGTACGCCAACATTCACGCTAAACGTCAGCGTATTGCTGCCGGTTCTGGCGAAAAGATGCGTAAACCGGGTGCTAAAGGCGCTCCGACCGCTAAAGCGTTCCGTCAATCGGCCAAAACGGCCAAGAAACCGGCCAAAAAGGGTAAATAAGCCATGAAATACAATCCTGTAGGCGTGTCACCGAGTGCCACGATTGGCGACATGATCACCAATTCTCGTATGAAAAACCCCCGTATGCCCGCCCCTCGCGGTCCGCGTCGGGTAAACGAGGACATGATTCGCACGACGGTTGCGTTCCGCCCGACTCCGGTCGTTAAGCCGCGTGGACGGATGGGCTAATGCCCTTAGTCAAGTCGGCGAGCAAAGGCGCCTTCCGCAAGAACATTGCCGCAGAAATTCGTAGCGGCAAGAAACCGGCTCAAGCGGCGGCCATCGCGTATTCGGTCAAGCGTCGAGCAGCAGCAAAGAAGCGCAAATAATGGCTAAAGACCCTACAGGCATTAAAGGCGCCGGTTACGTCGCCAACACGCCAGAATCTCGTCGCGGGAAGAGCAATGCGGACATTCTAGCGCAAGCGCGTACCCGGATGACGCTATCGCTGACCGCGTATAGCGAGTCCCGTGACAGCGAACTGGACGATTTGCGCTTTATGGCAGGCTCTCCGGACAACCGCTGGCAGTGGCCGCAGGAAGTGCTGGCTACCCGTGGTGCCGTGCAGGGTCAGACGATCAATGCGCGTCCCTGCCTAACCATCAACAAACTGCCCCAACACGTTCGGCAGGTCACTAACGACCAGCGCCAGAACCGTCCCTCGGGCAAGGTCATTCCGGTTGATGATCAGGCCGATATTGAAGTCGCAGAAGTATTCGACGGTATTGTTCGGCACATCGAGTACATCTCGGACGCCGATGTCGCCTACGACACCGCTTGTGAGAACCAGGTCACGTACGGCGAAGGCTATATCCGCATCCTGACCGAATACTGCGACGACAATACGTTCGACCAAGACATTCGTATCGGACGTGTGCGAAACTCGTTCTCGGTCTATATGGACCCTCACATTCAAGACCCCTGCGGGTCGGATGCTGAGTGGTGTTTCATTACTGAGGACATGCCGCGTGAGGAGTTTGAGCGTCATTTTCCTGACGCCGAGCCAATCTCGTCGATCCAGCAGCGTGGTGTTGGTGACGAGAATCTGGCGCAGTGGATTACGGATGACTCCGTTCGGGTCGCGGAATACTTCTACGCTTACTACGAAAAAGCGAAGTTAAACCTCTATCCGGGGAACCAAACGGCGTTTGCCGGGTCTCCTGAAGCCAAGCAGTTGGAAATGATGGGCTTGCAGTCCGTTCGCAGCCGCGAAGTGGACATTCGCCGCATCAAGTGGATCAAGACCAACGGCTACGAAATTCTCGAAGAGCAGGAATGGCCGGGTAAGTGGATTCCGGTTGTCCGCGTAGTCGGTAACGAATACGAAGTTGAAGGCCGTATCTACATCAGCGGCCTCGTGCGTAACGCTAAAGACGCGCAGCGCATGTACAACTACTGGGTATCCCAAGAGGCGGAAATGCTCGCCTTGGCCCCCAAAGCGCCGTTTATTGGCTACGGCGGGCAGTTTGAGGGATACGAGCATCAGTGGAAGACGGCTAACACGCA